CCCTTTCGGCAAGTGTCGCCGGGGGCGTGAAGCCTGCTACGCCCGGGTTGGGCTAGGCAGCGACAATCTCTCCCCACTGCGTGGTGCGAAGATAGTTTACCAGATGCGGAGCCCGGACAAACGATTATAGGAGGCTTTTCTATACACTTGGCATGGCAACAGCAAAAACAGGCAGTTTTTACCTTACCGAACGAGTTTCAATGACGGCAGCAGCAGTAGATGGGAGTAGATTTCAAGCAACAGTGGATCTTGGAGCTTACGTAAATGTTCCCACCGGCCAGGCAATCGCCATTGAATCAGTGGACTTCATCCTTCAGCGTGGTTCTGATTATGACTCCAACGTAGAAGCAATGCTGGCAGCGAACGGCTCTTACGGTTTTCAACTCACTGACCAGAACCCGAACACTGCCTTCGTCCTGGCAACCGATCAAAGTTTGATAGCTTCAGGCGCCCTCAACATCGATGTCGCCAACAATATCGCTAGCCATTCCAACGATTTCTACCCAGATAACTACGGCCCTGCCTCGTTGTCTGAAGCGTTCATGGTCGTCAACGATACGCTTTACCTAGTCGGCGGCAATGACGGCGCTGCAATCGGCGCCTCGACGGTGCGATGCACAGCTAGAATCAGATGTCGAGTAGTCAAGCTGGGATCCAAGGATTGGATGGCGATCGCAATACAGAGTACCGCAGAATCTTGAAGGTGATCTCTTGGAGATACACGTTCACATTCATGGCGATGAAGTCAAAGAAGGCCGAGCGCCGAGGAAGAAGTCTTCTTCGAAGAGCTCTGCCGCGGCAGCTGCTAAGCCCAAGCGTAAGGGCAAACCAATGACGAGGAAGACCCAACTCGCCATCAACAAAGGGCGAAGGGCGAAGGGACTCAAGCCTATCAAATGGAAGAAGAAGGGGACAAAATGACTCTTGAAGGACCGCGTTTGCTGGATAAGCTGATTGATTCCTGCGATATTGATTTGGGTGCATCGCCAGCGTTGCCTTTTCCTGCTACTATCAACGGAGGGGGTTGGGAAATACTCGACAACTTAGCCAACCCAACCTTCGCAGCTCGAGCCTATTACGATCTCTCAGGCTACACACACGAAGACCTCACCACCTTCATTAGAAGTGTAGACATTCAGGAAGGATGGGGACCGCGAGGAACTGCCGACTTCTTCGTAGTGGATATGATTACGACCGAGATTCTTGATAATGATACCCTGGTTAATGCTGCAATCTATACGACTCATGATGGTGACCTGCCAGGTTTCCCTCGTTCTGATTATAATATGTCACAGGTCATCTATGGAAGAACCAGGGAATACACCGCAGGGTCAGCTAACGTCATTGCACAAATGTATTCATCTTCATTCTTTGGCACCGGTACAGCATCCAATTCAAAACGCATCTATCTTACTCGAGTAGTCTATGTTGATCCCCAATCAGCTCAAGCTACAAAGGTACATCTTCCCCCTTGCGATTATGTCACCGCTGCGATGATTGGTAAAGAGAAAGAGATCCCTTACTTGATGAGGTTGAAACGCTCCTACGAAATCGCACAGCGGGTGTTCTGACGATGGTAGGAACGCGGACCCAGTGGTATCGTTCCCTCGCAGTCATTTGGGCTTGGGAAGAAGCAGCTTGGCAAGATGACCGCGAGTTCACGGTCGAGGACATCGATGAAACTCTTTACGCCGTAGCGGCATTAGGTTTCATTTGGAAAGGGAATATGATGCTGGCCGCAGTACCTGGTCTCGCAATCGTTGAAGGGATCGTCATCGTCGGCGGCGTGGCATCGTTCGCAATCGGTGGAGTAGAAGGTGTTGAGAATTATATTGACTTCATCACCACTCCATCGAAGTATTACGAGCGCACCAAAGAATCTCTTCAGATAATTTACGAAGAAAAGATTGAGGATCCCCTGGTCGCAGCTGCGGAATGGTATGTGGACAAGATCGACCGTGGAGTTGATTGGACTGAAAAGAAAATTGACCAGGGTTTAGAGTTGCTCAGTTATGGGCGATGGTCTAATCCGACGCCTGGCTTTGGTATTTTCTAATCCTCGAAAGGATTCTCGCCAGCTTCAATCTTTCTGGTAAAGGATGCGTATTCAGTCTTAGCATCGAGCGCGGCCCTGAAGTCTGGACTACCTGAGTGTTCGAGCACGGCTATCTGTCTCTTCAGAGCTAAGACTCGGTTCTGCTCAACTGTCAACTTATCAAACAGATCAGAGTGAGTCTCGATAAGGAGCCGTAGAGCACGACTCACGTTCTCGCCAGAGTCCTTTACCTGGTGCAACCACAAATAGGCCTTGCTTTGCGTTGGTATTCTGAACTCGAAGCGGACCGAATTCACTTCAAGCCCAACCTTACGCATTTTCCACATCTGGTACAACCAGGGCTGCCTTGTGTCAATTTCTGATTGCATACTTTACAGAAACCGCCGCCAGGGTTTACCGGTTTCAGGACATTACTCATTCCTCACCCTCCCAATACATTCTCTTCGAGATAAGACCATGCTCTGAACTCTCAGGTTCGTAATGTTCCTGGTTAACTCCTGCTGCCCATCCTCGCAGGTACTCATCTAGTAACTGATCACTCAACCACCAGCGGCAGAACCAGGCAATCATAGGCTCATCTCTGTGTACTTCAGAAGCCGCTCGAGGGCATCAGCGATCCGTTCTAGTTGCGTGGCTATCTTCTGGGTCTCGTAGAGTTCTTTTACGGCGTCCATGCACCTACGAAACCCTTCGGATATATCAATTCGTCCGTACGGGGGCTCTTTTTCTGAGCAGATGCCCCCTACTACTTCATAGGCAAACCCCCTTTCGGCAAGTGTCGCCGGGGGCGTGAAGCCTGCTACGCCCGGGTTGGGCTAGGCAGCGACAATCTCTCCCC